CAAATGACAATGCAATATCACACAGACTTTATTATTTCTCAAAAAGATATGCCTGGAGAAAAATTCCATACAACATGTACATTCTATATAAATGATAACTATAATGGCGGAGATATTGAATTTTATGTTGATGGCAAGTTTGTAAATCATAAACCCACAGCAGGAGACCTATTAGTGTTTCCATCAGGTGAGCCATTTTATCATGGAGTAAAAACAATACCAGACGGCAATAAGTTCTTTATCAGAAACTTTGTTATGTTTGATTATGATGGCTCTAAAGAATGGCTGGCTAATCAAAAGAGATATGGTGCTTATAAGTGGTCAAAGCAAGAAATTGAAAGAATTGCAAATGACGATCCAAGAAATATGATTTATATAAGAGATCAGAAGGTTATATCCTATGAAGATATAATGGATATAAAAATTGACGGAGGCATATACAATTGAAGTTAATTAAAGCTAGAGATAATGAGCATCCAGTTTATCTTTATGAAGACTTTTTAACTAAAGAAGAATCTGCTGGAATAATTAAGATGTTTAATAATTTAATTGAAAGTGGAGACTTTGAATGGCATCCAATTTCTTTTTATGAATCCTATGCTTATAATATGCCAAATCAGTTAACTGATGACAAAAATAAATTAGCTAAATGGTATGAAGATGCTGGGCTTCCAGACAATTTTCTCGATGACCTAGAAGAAAAGTTTAAAAATGCAGCAAGAGAAATAATTGGGGGAGAAGCTTACAAGATAAGCTTCCATAGCCAAAAATGGATTCCTGGCGCTTATGCAGCTTTCCACTCAGACAATAGTTACGATGGAAAACCCAGTGCTTTTGAAAGAAGTAGATACGCAGGCTTCCTTTATTTAAATGATGATTTTGATGGTGGAGAGCTTAACTTTAAAAATTTTGATTTGACAGTTAAACCTAAAACTGGAATGCTTGCTATTTTTGATGGCGGCCATGAGAATACTCATGAGGTTCTTCCAGTGTTTAAAAGCGATAGATACACTGTTGGTTCTTTTTGGGATGATAGACCTGAAGAAGACTATCCCGAAGAAACAAAAGCTAGATGGGCCGAAGAAATTGATGAGACAAGAAAGCAGCAAAAAGTAGAACAGCAGGAGTGGAAAGAAATAAGAGATAGCGGCAAAAGAAGAACTCCAGACGGTAGAGAGTATGATGCTGCATTAGCAGAAATCGGAGAAGTTGATGGAAATTAAAGAAGTTCAACCAAGACAAATGTACACAATGTTTGATATTGTTTATCACGATAGAGGCATAGTGTACTTTGAAAACGTTATTAGCTATCCAGAAAAGCTTCTATCTTTAATGGAAGATTTAGATGCTAATCCAAAATCATATAGCGGAATACCAAAATGGAGCAATTGGGGAGCAAGCAACGATGATAATTTTGGGTACGGTATTCAGAAGTTTATAGACACTTCTAAAAAACAATTAAACTCAGATGATGATATGCTAAATAAGCAAGTTTTATATGTTGTAAATAGCTTAATTATGGCTCCAGAAATGTGTGCAAAAAGATACGCTGAAATAATGCGTAGAGATGTCTCTAATATTCAAAAGGTAGACAGTACTCCAGAACAAATTAAAATGGGGCTTGATTATATTAAGGTTGCAAAGTATGATACTGGAAAAGGAATGGGACCACACTGTGACGCAGAAGATCCATCTGGTACTGGAGAAAATTTAAAGTACTCTTTGGTCTGCTATCTTAATGATGACTATGAGGGTGGAGAGATTTACTTTAAAAATCAAGATATACAAATTAAACCAAAGGCGGGAAGCCTGGTTCTTTTCCCTTCAGTTCACCCATACCTACATGAATCTCTTCCTGTTACAAAGGGTAACAAGATAATGTTTACTACACACTGGATGGTTTAATCAATATCCAATAGGGCGGGTATCTGATATAATATAAAGATGTCCTACTACTTAGCAGCAATTAAAGACTCACCTATAGGTTTATGGAAGCTAGATGAATCATCTGGATCAACAGCCTATGACACTTCTGGGTGCGGAAATAATGGATCCTACTTGGGACAAATATCTAAATCGGGTATGCCAATTGTATCTGGTGGAGTACATTCTAATAAAATAGATAGCGCAAACTATTTGCAATTTACTATATCAAAAGATTTTTCTGGAACAGTTGGTATGGGCGGATTTGCAACTAACTCAACATACGATAATGATTTTACATTAGAAGCATGGATACATCCAAAAACAATAACATCCTTAACACCAATACTTGCTGACTCAAGTGGCATTGGGTTATATTGGGATAATGGAAATGCTGTATTTAAATTAGAAGGGGAAAGAATTGATTACTCTGTTCCTAATCCAAATAGAGTAATTCATATTGTTGGTGTATATTCAGTTTCTCATATGAGTCTTTATGTTGATGGTGTATTGGTAGCATCTAAATCCATATCTGTTAAGTTTACAAACACGAGCCTTGTTCTTTCTTCAGGGCCCGCTTTATCTGGAGAACATTTTATAATTGATTGTCCAGCTGCATATAGATATTCACTATCTCAAAGATCAATACTTGCACACTATAATAACTTATTTTTAAATAATGATGAGCAAGTCTCGGTGCCAGATTTAGGTGAACTGTTTAGGGCGTCAGAGAGATACCAAGATGTGGAAACTAAATATGTTTATCCAGCACAAGTTCCCTGGGATACTTTAATTTATGATAACCAAGCGCTATCTTATAGCAAAAACAATAATAGCATTTATTTAAATTCAGGATTTACATCTGGTGAGTTTGTAGAGGATATGGTTTTAAACATGACAAAAAGCTATGTGTCTTCAAAGATTGACTGGGTATCTTCTAGCGGAGTTTCGGTATATGTTTCAGAAACTTCAGCTTCTGGCCCATGGACTGCCTGTGTAAATGGGTCATCTATTCCAGGATTTTCTCAAGGATCTAGTTTCTCTTCAACAAAAATACTATATTTTAAATTTGTATTTAATTCTACAAATTCAGATTTGTACTTGCCAGAACTTTATTCGTTAAAAGTTTATTTCTACTCACAAAAAAGAATGTTTGCTCATAATGGCGGAAGCATACTTTCCATATCTCAACCAACAACTGGAACTTCTTGGGATTTCGATGTTTCAAATGACAGCTATCCAGCAAGATCAAGAAATTATAAAGATGGTATACGCACAAAATCTTCAGCTTTCTTTATTGACTCTGCTGCACAAAATAGAAATATTGAAATGGTCTTTACTCCAAAAACATTATCTAGCGGTCATATCTTGTTTAACAAAACTGGCTCTGTAGAAACGGCACTATCATGGGCGGCAGGCGGAGCAATAACAAAGTCTAATGTTGCCAATATCTATATCAATGGCCAAGATGCCTCATCTGCTACAAACATATCTTCATACCTTTATATAGGAGAGCCAAACTATATACTAATAAAGACAACTGCTGCAATAACTGGTCAAATATGGTTTAATGGAAAGCAATTATTGGGAGTAAGATCAGGTGTATTAGATGACAATTTATATCAAAATATAGCACTATATGCTAATGATGCTATTAGCCATCAAGAGCATTACGACCTGTATATTGGCAAGCCAGCCTCAATTGCCCAAGGATCGTCAGTAACCTTGACAGAAGAGTCAGTAAGAACATACTCTAGAGACAGAGTCGTGTTACAAATCCTATAATTTTGTCAGGTTAAGTGACAAAAAGCTGGACTTATGTATATAAGAATGGTAAAATAATTAACTATGGACATTAAAAGAATCAATGCTCAAATGAAATCTGGCGAAACTAGGCTGGGAGTCTATGTCTGGGAAATGCCTGATGGAAGATGGATTGGCGACGAAGACAACAGCTTTCTTTCAATAGCATCAATGTTTGGTAATAAAGAAAGAATTGAATTACTAGCAAAGGCAGTTGCCCACTATGGAATTGAAGAAGGTCAGCCTAAGTTTATTGAAGGCAGCCGACAGATTGATGACGAAGAGTTTGAATATCAAAAACAAAGATTAAGATGGGGATTGACCCCAGATCCATTGGACATAGGAGTTCATAAGGAAGAAATGGCTAAACTTAGGGGTCCTCAAAAATGATTGAATACGATGAAGATGCAGTTACAAATAGCGTAGAGATATCTAATGTTGCTGACTGGATGAAATTTAATAATCCTACAATACAAAAAACAGATGACTTGTTTGATATAGATGCTGAAGAAATATTAAAGCTTTCAGGACTTGGTGCTTCATTTAGAAGAAAAGTATCTAGAGATCTTCAAAAAGCTTTTGTTGGTAAGGATGGTTCAGTAAGCCAGCAACTTCAACATCAACAGGCAGTAAGCGGATACGCCACGTTTGATTTAATTCAACCAGAATATAACTTAGACTACCTTTCAACAATCTATGAAATTTCTCCATACAACTATGCTGCTATAAATGCAAAGGTGGCAAACATTGTTGGTCTTGGATTTGATTTTATTGAATCAAAAAAGACAACAGATGCCCTAGATGAAATTAATGATGAAAAGCAATTAGAAAGAGCACGTAAGAAGCTAAATAGAATTAAGCAAGACTTACACAAATGGCTTGAAGATTGTAATGAAGATGAAACTTTTAAAGAAACACTTATTAAGTTCTATACTGACGTGGAGGCTACTGGTAATGGCTATCTGGAGGTCGGTAGAACGACGACTGGAAAGATTGGGTACATCGGTCATATACCTTCAAAGACAATGCGTGTGAGACGCCTCAGAGACGGTTTTATACAGCTCCTTTACGGAAAGGCTGTATTCTTTAGAAACTTCGGGGACACAGAAACAATAAACCCTATAGCAGGACAAGAGGATAGACCTAACGAAATTATTC